CACTCCGTTTTCTTGGTAGTTACGATAGCCATAGTTGTTTGGATAACCATTATATTTACGTGGGTCGGATGAAATCTTCCAACCTTGTTTAGTTAGATAATCGATAGCAGTTAACATCTATTTCAACCCTTTCTCTTTTAAATAATCCTCTTGATCACGTGCTGATTTCTTCACAATAAACGTATTCTTCCATACACCATATGCGACCAATGCAAGCGGTAATCCAGTATTGATTACATTAATCCATGCATCTACTGTTCTTGGGTTAATCCATTCCGCGCTGATTCCACTTGCTTGCAGAGCAAGGTATAAAGCCCCGAGAAAACCGCCGATTAAAGCAATATATTGTTTAATTTTATCTTCCATTTAATTCACTCCTTTGAAATGTAAAAAGCCGACACCGAAGTGCCGACTCTTTTCATATTTTATTTACATTTACCGAACCAAAAACATTCCCAAAACGATGCTCCAAATGTTAAGAATCCGAACATAGTATCACCTCCTTTATATGCCAAACAACATACGTAATAAAGCTAATATACTTGTGCTTAAAATAGTACCTATGACACCAAGCATCCACATTTTTAGATCTTTTATATTTTTGGCATTTTCTTTTTTGTTTTCTTCTTCCTTTAATCTATCTCGTTTTAGCTCTTCAAAAGTTCTATCGAGTTTATCATAAACTTTTTCTTGATTCCTCAAGCTAGTTTCGATGTTCTCTAATTTTTCAAACATATCTTTATCGTTTTCTTCTAGGCGCATAATTTTCCATTCGTGCTCACGCCACTTTAAAAAGCCAAACATTGTGCCACCTACTTTTTACAAAACCCCTAATGAATCAGATTCATCTTCTCTTTCTTCCACATAAGGTTCTCCTTTTTCATCAAAAGAACTACGTGTAATATCTTGTCTCACATAATATGTCTTTGCTCCATTTTTAAAGATACCAGCCAACATATTCTGCATTGCGCATACCTGTTTGACTTGCTCTTCATCAGTAAACCTATAAGCGTTAGCAGGTGAAGCACCTCTCACAAAGCCATTTGAATAATTCTGCATTAATGGACTTTCTTCTCCGTATTTATTGACTTCCACTAAGTAAAATTCCTTAATTTTTTCCATAATAAATTCCTCCTAAAAATTGTATAAAAATAGTGGTATAAGTTACTCACTTACACCACGGTCATTTTCACCAGTATTTTGTTTGTTTTCTAATTCCTCTTGATACAGTGCGAACAAAATTGCATTATCTTTTTCCAGCTCAGTGATTTTGTTCAATAAGTTATTAATTACCTTGTTTGGATCTGCTTGTAATTGGTTATTTTGATTCATTTATTTGTTCCTCCAATCCATCTACTTTTTCAATCAATTCTTGTATAGCTTTAGTATTCCAAAACAACACTTCATTGCCATCAAAACCATCACGATGTCTCCATTCAATCGGTATTTCTCTTTCAATAATAATACCGTGATGGTCACGAACATATTCTTCCTCTTTTTCAGATTTGTTTTTATAAGAATATAATTTTAGATCATTGCGGTATGCATCAAGCACACTATAATTCCACTCTTTAATATCATATTTATATCTCTCTGATGACATTGCTACATAGTTTTTGAAACGTATATCTTTATAGCCAATGTCCCCGCCGTTATAAAGTAAGTTGTTAGTAATTCTTACTTCACCTGTTGAAGTACCGATATAAAAGTTGGTACTTGTTGTACGGATACTTTCAGATTGTATCCATCTGCATTGTAAATCACCGTAAGTTGGATTCCCATTGTTATAACCTTTGTAGTCTGTGATACGAACCCTATCATCAGCTTTGAGATACAAATAACCACTTCTGGATTGGAAATCACCATAAAAGTTTCTTGCATGGAAACTGCCTGTTCCAATATCGCCGAATTTGTTGGTAGCATAAACAAGCGGCTCATATTCACCTTCGGTTTGACCCGGCATCCCTGCTTTTCTGAAACGTATACCTGAACCGGCTTGACCAGCTTCATTATAGATTTCACCGAATAAAAGTGTGCCGTCTGTATCTTTAGCATTATCATTATCCTTAAGATAGAAGCTGAATTCATTCACACCGGGACGCGAATAAACTTGAGGACGAATATAAACTGAAGCTTCCCATGTTTCAATATTGGTTGTAAGGCGTGAACGTGTATAGATACGACTGTTTTCAGCATGCAGGAATACGACACCATAGGTAGATGATAAACGCACACCGCGTGAATTATCATTCATTAGATCATAGTGAAATTCTAATGCACCGGCTTGTTCTGAACCGACACCGCCGGACATCATTGTGGATAATCCTTTTTCAGTCATATAAAGGCTGTAACCCGTCTTCTGGTTTCTTGATAAAATATAACCGTCTTTAATGCCGACTGTTGCTGTTGGAGTATCAGTTACGCCGCCCCATGTCCTTGTGAATGTACCACGGGATAATATTTCTTGATTCTTGATTGATAAATAATTTGTAGTGTCCCCGCCGCGTATACCTAAGTTATTTACATTGAGGTCTAAACCTTCTGGTGATAAGTTTAAACGATTAACGATTTCATCTTTACCGACCTTATTATTTACATTACCAGCTAACACTTGAAAATCTTTGTTCACATTGATATTGACACGGTCACCCTTCAACATAATGCCATCGGGGCCAACAGTATGTGATTGAAGATTACCATTTTCATCGTATGAAAGTGTCAGACCTGTTGTCGTATTAATAGATAAATCACTTATTACATTCGATAGTGTTTTCTTACTGGCGTTAAACTCTTCTTTTGTTGCACGTGCATTGATGTCAGTACCATTCTGATTAATCTGTGTTTGCATAACACTAAACGTTTTATCAGTTTCTGCTTTTGCTTTATCAATATCTGATTTGACATCTTCCGGTGCACGCGTCCAGTCTGTTGCTTTGTTGCCTTTTTCTATTTTGATGTTTTCAATTGTAAAACGGTCTCCGTTGTTATTGTTGTAAAAACTCAAATTCCATAATGTACCCGTTTTAGTTGTTGATACTAATGGTAAAGTGAATGACAGCCTTTGTTTTTTATTGCCGATATTTTTAAATACCTTTTCTCCAAACATGAAATCAAAGTTGGTTAAAGTATCATATACTCTTAGTATTTCACCGCGTTCCATTTGCACATCAAAACTTATCGTTATGGTTTCGCCCAACTGTAATTTACTATGTGCACTTGTGATTAAAGTAGCCCAATACTGATTATAATTGTTCGAAGTATCATTGATAGCCTTTTTGATATTTACGCTGTTTTCTAATAAATTTCTGCCGCCGACCTGTACATTATTAATTGCTGTATTGATTTCATTAGTAGTCGCTGTCTTGTTATCTGTATATTCTTTGATGGTCACACGGTCATTAATCGCATTACTTAATTGTTGGCGTTGCGTGTCTGCGCTGTTTAAACGCGTGACTATATTATTTTGGTCTGCGTCATAACTTGTTTGCGATACTTTACTACTGATTTGTTCCGGTAACACATCTAATTGCGCTTTCTGTTCATTGATTTGCGTTTGCAGCGGCTTGATGTTTGTATCATACATCGTTGTCAATTCTGTTTTGTCAGCTTTCAATGTTATAACGTCTTTAAGCTGCTTAATATCCGATGATTGCTGTGTCTGCGTTGTTGTAATTGGTTCAAGATTTTCATCGGTATAAGCTTGTGCTGCCTTTTGAGTTTCCTCTGCATATGCCTTAGCTTCTTCTAATTTTGCTTGAGCATCTGCGATAGCTCTTTGTTCTTCTTTAGTTAAAACACCGTCTGCGTATGCTTGTAATTCTGTTTTTCTCAATGTGTCCTGGGCATCTGCATAAGCTTTTGCGGCAATAGTCGCCTCTGATTGCGCCTTTGTAATATTAGTTTGAACATCTTCTGGTGCTACTGTGTAATCAGTCGCAATCGTACCTTTTTCAAGTTTAATTTTATAACGTTTGAAGATTTTATCTAATGTTGCTTTGTCTTTTGGGAAAAATGAAAAATAATTGAATTGTTTCAATGACACATCATTATCAAAATTGCGGATTAAATTACCGGCTGAATGTTCCCAGCGATAACCACCACTTGCATCTTGACCATTTTTAGTAAAACCGAAGAATACATCTGTCATATCAACTGACGTGTCATTATCCGTGATTTTAATAACTTTCTGCGTATTATCGTTACTCACCTTGATATAGCCATACAAACCGGTGACATTGTAATAATCATAAGAAGTAGGTAACAAGTTGCGTCCGCCTACTTGAATGCCGTCTACCTTAGCACTCACTGCGCTGATGTTGCTGCTTAATTCATTCTTAGTTTGTGTTATCTTGCTGTTGACTTCATCGTCAATAAGCTGCTTTAATGCGGCGTCTTGGCCGTTAATATAGGTTTTCAACGCGTCTTCTAATTCTTGTTGACTTGGAATATCTGCAAGTAATTGACCTGTTTCAGCGTTCCATGTGCCGCCGATGCCTTCAGCTACTTTAGACATTGCATCATTGAATTTCTCATCTGTGTATTGAGATTGCAGTAATTTGAAACGATCATCTATTGCAATCTTAGCGTTTTCTAATGAATTGTATAGTGTTTTCAGCAATTCGCGATATTTTAAAAACAGTGCTTGTATATCAACAAGTTTGCCGATTGTCGCTGTTTCCGGTGTCATACTTTCAAGATTTGTCTTAATTGCATTATAGACGTTGATTGTATTATCTAAATTTTGTTGAACTTGTTGTTTTAATGTAGTATCGACAAGGTATTCACTGTCTATAACTTCATACACTTCACTTAATAATTTGCTATGTTGAATGTTCAAATTTATAAATGTGTTGTTTAAATCATCGTACAAAGCTTTCTCACGTGTAACTGCGCCAATATCATAAGCTTTTTCGGCAGTCGCATTTATCCACTGTCCATGCCAGTATCTACGTAACACTGCTACTTTAGGATTACTTGTGTCTAACCACAACATATCATTGACTGGATTTTCCGGCGCATCTTGCGACTTAATAATTTTCTTTTCGAAATACTGTAATTGACTGTTAGTCTCCCTAACAATAGTATTCACATTGCTGAAGTTATCATTCATTCGTTGTCTAATATTGTTAAGGTGCTTATAAAACTCTTGGCGTAAATCATCTTCACGATATTCTTTATACTCGCCAAAGGAATATGTCGATTCTTTAGTAATCATGTCATAATCTTCAGCGATTACTTCAGCTTCTAAATACAACGGAGGCGTAAAATCTCTATCTTTTATACGTACCATATCGCCAATATGAACAATTTCATGCGGTTGATATGTTTTAATATCTAGAGATGTTACTTCATAACTGATTTTTTCTTTTTTACGTTTGTTCAATTCAGTTGTACCTAATGAACGTAATCGTGCTTCAGTCATATTCTCATCTTCAGTTTCAGGTTCATAGATGCCCCAAATATATCTTCCTGGCAATCCAAATTGCGCTTGGGCTTCATCATCTTTGACGGTTAAAGTAATACGTGAACCATCTTCTTTTTCAGGACCCACACATAACAGCGCGGTATTAACTTCGCTCATATCAACAATCCGCTTTAAACCAGTTAAGTCTTTACCTTTAACTATTTCTTTACCTTGAAATATAGGATTTCGCTTACGCAGTACAACGTAGCGACCATCAACTGTATTACTACCTAACTCGATATAAAAATCAACTATCATATCGTAAGTCGTACACAATTGCACCAGTATATCGTAACGTGTATGAAAACCAGTCCATGATGTCGTACGTATACCCCCATATTCAGTAGCTTCTGACACTTGCCATCCCGTATCTTTCAATACACCATATAAGGCTTCTGTGGTTGTCTTTTTCTCAAAGCTCCCTGGTGCATAAGGAGGCGCACCGGTTATATCTTCTAAATATGAAGCTGTTGTTTCTATTTCAGTATACCCATCCATGTCTTGTGAAATATGTTCGATAATAAATTCTCTATACTGACCAGTGCTATCTTGAATAATGACTCTATAATTCTTTTGCAAATTTATAGCTCGTTCTGACAGTATTGTAAAGTCAAACGTTTCTGAGCGATTATTAATATCACGGTTATGTTTTGCGTTAATAATTGATGCGTCATCTTCGGAAATAAAGTCTATAATTTTATCTTCATAGTCTAAAATATGCAGCAAATTGCAACCTCCTTTCTATAAATATCTATCTTGCCAACGAACCGTTGTATCAAATGTATTTAACGGTGAGATAATTAATTCTGTATGCCCTTTTTCTACTTTGAAATAGTTAGAACCAAAAGTTTTTTCAGATAAAAAAGGCTCTTCATTTACTAATACATTATGATTACGCATATCAATCAAGATTTCATCGCCTTTTTTGATAATCATATCTCTTGCCCCTTTAGGTTTAGGCAATAGCTCTCTCGTATAAGTACCGAAAATATATAGCGGCATGACTGGATTATTACCATTCTTAGCAGAATATAAAGATAGCGAAGCAATAGGTCGTGTGTAGAATTTACCGCTGTCAATATAAATTTTTTCATGCTGATCAAACGCGATTTTTCTTAACGGATAAGGAATCTCTCTATATTTCCAGGTTTTTATTTTAAATTGATTGCTACGACGTTCCAACTTAATATAGACCACAAACTCATCCATGTTGTATAAGCTAGGATTGTTTTTATAGTCGTATATCTTAACTTGGTCGCCATTTTGGTTAAACAGTGTAACAATGATACGTCCTGTGTTTGAGTTGGCGTTAGGATTACTGTAACCAATTGAAGCGATCACTCGTCCGTCTGTATCGTAGAGGTACTGTGCGAAGTGTACTGCGCCTTTACGACGTTGGTTTAGGCCAAACTTAACAGTCGTTGAAAAGTCTTGAGCGCTCGCATAATTGACAAAGCTACGTTTATACATAGCGCCCTGCCAACCACTACCTGTTACGCTTTCTGTGTTTAGGTAGAATGACTCCTTGCTTGAAGATTGACTGAAAGCACCACCAACGTCACCGCCTGTATGGTTATCAGTGAATTCTTTGATATCTTGTTTATTCCAGCCTTTAAACACGCGCAATTCATCACCTAAAATGAGTGGTGAATAGTCATTGAGTAGTTTATCTACATCATCGTCATCAATCATAAAATAGTCCTCATCGCCTTTGGCAATTTGGAAGAAGTTAGCATTTTTTAATGCCCTCGCTTCTATTGTGACGGGTGTATCAGCTGTACCGCTATTCACGATAGACACTTGGTCTGATATAGCAGTGTTGTAGTTGCCGGTTGCTGCATACTTGTATGGGTCTACCAAAACAACCTTTATAACAAATGACAATACCCCTCTAGGTGTCTTATCAATTTCTACAGGACCTTCAAAAAAAGCATTCCAGTACCAATCTTGTGTCATGAATTGTAATGGAACTTCATAATCATAATCAAAGAAACGTACTATCTCATTTAAAATATCATCGTGTTTTTTCATTCCACCGTGTGAGAGATGTTCATTACTTACTATTAAAGGTAAGTCAAATTCATAACCTTTCACCTCTCTCTTTTTAAAAACTGAACCTTTTCTTCCCGGTACATCTTCAGTTTCTATTTCAAAATTAAAAGAGGGTATTTTAAACCCTCTTTCTACTACTAACCATGGAATTGTTTTATTATTAACTTTTATTGTATCTAGCATTTTAAGCTCCTCCAGAATTAAACCTTCTATGTCTTTGTTTTTGTCTATTATAATCATCTATTGCGTCAAAAACTTGTTGTTTATGTGCGTATTTATCAATTACTGGTTCATAATCCTTATCTGCAATTGTGTCACCAGCACTAACCAATCTAGCAAGCAAACCAATTACTTTATCCATTTTCTGCTCTAAGACACTCACTGTATGACCATCATCAGAAAGGTTATTGACACTTTTCAATTGGCTAGGACGTTTGTTTTTACTAATATCCTTACTAGCCAATGCAAGTAATTTAGCTGCATCATCTGCTCGTTTTGGGTCAGTAGGTATTATCCATTCAGGGTATCCTTCTTCGCCTAAATGATATAAGCCATTGTGGACGAGTCCACCTGTCGCATACCCATGTCCACGACCTATTACTGATAATATACTACCTCCATATCTAGCTTTTGCATAACGCATACCAGCAATTAAGTTATCTAGACCATTCATGATATTACCATGTCCTGGTAATTTAAAAGCATTAAATGTACCAGGTTTAACTTGCACAAGTCCCATTGCACGACCGTCCGCTAAACCATCAGTACCACCGATAGCCTTAGCATTTCCACCTGATTCCGTTTGAATCTGTCTCGCCCACGCATTTACGTATGCTTGAGATGTAGGCAAACCGGCTAATTTTAATGCTTGTCGAATATTACCATTCCATTTTCCTGATTTACCGCCGATACCTTTACCATTTTTCTTTAACCAGCTAAGCGGTTCTACAGAGTTGCCGTTAGATTCTCCGCCCTGATTGACTTGGAAGTGAAGATGTCGATAATTAGTCATTGAACCCGTGTTACCTGATTTACCAATAAGTTGTCCTGCTTTAACTTGTTCTCCTGTCTTCTTAAGTTGCTTACTAAGATGCATGAACCATAAGAATGTTTTACCTTTTGAAACAGTGATAGCATTACCGCCGCCGTAGTTATCGTACCAACTTCTAACTCGACCAGCCATCGGTGTACGCACAGGCGTACCAACAGGCATGTCATAATCGACACCGTGATGGACTCCGCCATTGAAAGGATAATTAGGATTCGGCGGATATGGCGGAGCAGAATATTTTTGTAGAATTCCATATCCTTCAAACACAGATCCATCTCCTGCTTGAGCCTCAAACCCACCTTTAATCCAATCTAGTGCTCCTTTTTTTATTTTTTTCCATGCAGCACGTGTAATATCTCCAACGATACCCATACCTTTTGTAAGAGAACTAAAGTCAATACCCATCATGGAAAGCACTTTGTTAAGTAATTTTCCTGGTTCGTCCATGTAGTCCATAACATCTCCGATTTTTTCAGAGAGCCATTTTGCACTATTGCCAACAACTTTACCGGCACCTTTCAGTTTATCTCCAACCCAATCTTTAGCGTTGCCAAACCAAGTACCTGTACTAAGTCTAGGAATCGTACCTAAATTAAATCTAGGCGCCATACCTGCACCTTCTGCCTCTTCATAACGTTGTCTCATGCTACCACTTATTACTCTTGAATTTTTTGGCAACCATGTCATTGTATCTTTTGCTGGCGTCATAGCCATTCGTCCATTAGGATACTGTATTAATTCACGACGACCGTCTTTACCTTTTCCGTTACCCGGTCCTCTATCACCCACAATAGCCATAGTGCCATCTTTTAATCGACCATCAGATGTTGTTCTAACGTGGCGATTAATTCTTTGTGTACCAGTTGATAATTTAGGTATTTTAGGCAAGCTCAACTTAGAACCTACCCAGTTTAAGCCCTTGATAAGACCATTCAAACCTTTTTTGATAGCACTTACCATACCGCCGATATGATCTTTAATTTTACCAATGATATTAGCTAATCCATCACGCATGTTTGTAAAGGTCTTCTTAACAGAACTCCATAACGCACTAGCAATACCAGTTACAGATTTCTTTATTCCTTGCCAGATACCTGTTACTTTTCTCTTAACATTATTAGTTATATCACGAGTACCGTTGTATAAATTATTAAAAGTCTTCTTGACTGATGCCCATAACTGAGAGGCGTATCTAGTTACTGTGTTTTTAATATTTCTCCAAGTATCTGCTAACCATCTGCGTAAGCGACTAAAAATATTACGAACACCTTTGGATAAAGAGTTAAATGTATTACGTACGCCAGTCCATAAGCTTTTAGCATATTTTACAACGGTGTTTTTGATATTCAACCATGTTTTGACGACAAAACTTTTTACAGCAGTAAATATTTTGTTCACTGTATTTTCAACTGCGGTAAAGTAACGTTTAACTCCGTTATAAATAAATTTAACTGCTCCAACGATGGCATTTTTTATACCATTCCATATATGCTTAATGAATTTTGCCACGGCACCAAATATCGTTTTAGTGATACTTAATATCCGTTTGAAAATCGTGCTGATAATAGACCAAATAAACTTCAGTACTGTACTTATTACACTTCTGATATGTTTAAAAGCAGAACTTATAACACCTTTGAATAGTCCGCTGAATATCTTAACTACTTTAAGTATTTTACCGATGAACCAAAGTTGAATAAGGTTCCATATAAGCGTTAATGCACCACTGAATACTTGTTTAACACCATTCCAAACTTGCTTCCATTGGCCAGTAAATAGTCCGCTGAATATCTTAACAATACCTAAAATGATATCCAAAGATCCATTGATAATATTTTTGATATTATTCCAAGTATCAACGATTAATATCTTGATTAGTGGCCATAAAAACTTCATTACATTCCATATAATTCCCATTGCTATTTTGATAATTGGAACTATAACATTCATAAATAAAGTTTGAACAAGACCGCCTAACTCTTGTAAAATAGGCCATAAAAAGTTCTTAATCTCTATAAAGACAGTCGATATGACACTCCAAATATTGGCTAATGCTTGGATGATAGTATCTCCATTTTCCTTCCAAAAATCAGATAACTTCTTACCTATTTCTTGTATATATGACCAAATACCTTTAAAAGCGTCTATAAATACTTGTCTAATTTGCATTAAAGTAACGGTCACTTTTCTAGCAGTTTCTTTAGGCATAATCTTGGATAATAAATCCACTGTTGGTAATGTTTTACCAGATAATAAACTTCCTAAAGCATTAAATATTTGGTTAGCAACATCCCACATCTTTTTTAGGCCATTCATCACTGGATCTATTACAGAGTGAACTATATTTCTGAATGTTTCAGATTTTTTATAAGCAATTACAAATGCTGTACCGATTGCTACTATTGCTGCAATTGCTAAACCTACTGGACCAAGCATGAATTTAAAAGCTCCACCTACTAAAGTCAAGCCTTTAGCAGCAAACGGCGCTTTGTTTCCTAAGAAATTCATTACTCCACCAGCTTTAGCTATGCCTGTCATCACAGGACCTAAAGTAGTCATAATGCTACCTATTGCAGATGTAAACATCCCTGTAACAAGAATAGCTGGTCCTAATGCTGCAGCAAATAAACCAACACTTACTATTGCAGTCTTAACCCAACCAGGAGAATCTGACAACTTTTGCGCTAAATTACCTAAAGTTTCTGCCGCTCTTTTAATGTGAGGTGCTAACACATCTCCGATACTTATAGCTAAAGATTCTAAAGCGGATTTCATTTGACGGATTGAACCACCAATTCCGTCTTCCATTTCATCCGACATTCGTTTAGCTGCACCTGTTGAATTATCAATAGACTTAGTCAACTTTTTGTAGTCCTCATCTGAAGCATTAATAACAGCCAATGCACCACTCATTGCTTCTTTACCAAAGATAGTTGCAGCTGCGCTTGCTTGTTGGTCTTTTGATAAGTTTTTGAACCTATCACGCAACTGATCCATTACATCACGCATAGGAAGCATCTTACCGTTACTATCAGTAATAGATATACCTAACTCTTCCATCTTGTTTTGCATATCTTTTGTTGGTTTAGCTAAGTTTGTAAACATGGTACGTAATGCTGTACCGGCTTTTTCACCTTTAATCCCAGCATTGGACATTAAACCGATAGCTATAGATGTATCTTCCACAGTATATCCCAATGCGCCTGCAACTGGAGCAGCATATTTGAACGCTTCACCTAAACCACGTACATCGGTATTAGCTTTAGAACTTGTCTGTGCTAATACATCTGCAAATCGTCCACTATCTTTAGCTTTCATACCAAATGCTGTTAACGAGTCAGTAACGATATCACTCACTTGTCCTAAATCTTCCCCAGAGGCAGCAGCTAATTGCATAACACCATCGATACCGCCTAACATATCTTTGGTATCCCAGCCGGCTAAAGCCATATAGTTAAGAGCTTCTGCTGATTCAGATGCACTAAATTTAGTTTTAGCTCCCATTTCAAGGGCTTTATCTCTTAATTGTTGGAATTCTGAACCAGTAGCACCAGATGTAGCCTTCACTTTTCGCATTGAATCATCAAAATCAATACTCTTTTTAGCAGCAGCACCAAAACCTGCAACAATAGGAGCAGTAACATACATAGACATGCTACGTCCTACAGATTGCATTTTTTGACCTATTTCTTGGAATTTAGGTCCTATTTCAGAGAACTTACTACCTATCTTTCCCATAGTAGTATTCATAGCTTGTTGTTGTCGTTCAAGAGCTCTCAATTTTTCAGTTGCTTCTTTCAGTTCTCTTTCATACTTATTTAATTCGGCGTATGCTTCATTATACTTTGCAGCTGCTGCTTGAGTTTTCGCGCTATTTTCCCCAGTTTCTTTAGATAATTTGTCATATTCTTGTTTTAACTCTTTTACTTTTTGAGCTTGTACACGCTGTTTTTTAGTTAACCCCTCTACTTTAACTTTAGATTTTTCAAGAGATTGATCATAACGACCAAATTTTGATAAATTAGCACTCATTTCACGAGATACCATGCGCATTTGTCGATTTAATCCAGCCATTCCTTTATTAAAACCTGAGCCATCTAAATCAACTCTTATGACCATATTACCTATTGGGTTCCCCATACACTAACCTCCTTTCTTTAAAAAATATCTGCAAAGCTTTTTGCTTTTTTCTTGCTTTCCACTTTGCTGCTTACAATTTCTAAAAAGAAATGAATAGGCATATTTGCTACTTTTTCAGCATCCATACCATCTTCAATCAACTTTTTTGCAAGCTTCATATAGTTGTTATATCTGCCTTCAGTAGTTAAATCTTCAGGGTTTATTTCTTCTTCTCTGTCACGAACTTTTTTGTATCGTCTAAATCTCCTGAAATAAGTGTTTCTAATACAGTAACTAAAGTACTAAGACCTTCAGCGCCTGCTGGAATACCTTTTTGCAACTCCTCTGATGTGAATTGGTTATCAAATCCTTCTGCTACAAATGCTGTAACTTCATCTAAAACTTCAAATTGTTCTGAAACCAATTCTTGATACTCTTCAACTTTAGCTTGATATTCTTTTTGTTCTGTTTCACTCAACTTTTTAAATTCCTCTTGTGTTAAATCTTCAAAATCCGGTTGTTTAAATGTTTTTGTTAGTTTTGTAGATAACTTTGAACCTTGAATTGTGTCAAAAAGTGACATCATCGGCTTTGCTAAGTATTTTTTAGTCTGTGGTTTACCTGTTTTTGTATATCCTGTAATAAGTTCAATTGATGCTCTTGTCATAATTATATTCCTTCTTTCTGATTTTAAATTTTTCATTAAAAAAAGAGGGGAATTCCCCTCTTAAAGTTTTATAGTGATTGTAATTCTTCTGAGTCCTCTGGTGATGTGCTATCTTTCATTGACTTAACAACTGTTTCACTTTCACTTGGTGCTAATGAGTTGATAAAATCTTCATAAGTTTTTCCGAATGTTTCTAAGAAAACATAGTCGCGACCTTTTGTAGAACCTTTATCATCATAACCAGTCACATGCGATGATTCATCATATAAACGGTCTACAAATGAACCTTCAACTTCATCATTTTGGAATTCAACCTTATCTTGTTTTGAATGCCCTGATAATGATGGACGCGTAAATTTACCTTTAAATAGTCCCACCCATTCAGATGAGCCATCATGGTTTGTACGCTCGAATACTACCGCTACATCTGGTGGAATATCATTCGCTCCGTATTTATATCCTCCGTCACCTTTTTTAGCACCGGATAAGAAAGCTTTTTGATCTGTAGGGATGGAAACGAAAGTTGTTTTAACTGATAATTTACCGTTAGAAACAGCAGTTGCTGCAACCATATTATCTCCATATTCTTCTTCCACTTCTTGTGGTCGGTCAACTTCGATTTCTTTCAAGAAACGTGTACGAGAACCTGGTTTTACTTCCCAGTTTTCACTTGTATCTTTAACAATAGGCGCCCAATAGAAATTTGTAACACCAATTGCAATACCGGAAACTCCTGTATCCTTTTCTGCAAAATGCTGTAAATTTAACTTTAATTTTTCCATAAAATTTCCTCCTAAATAAAAAGAGAACCATTTGCACGAATTATTTCACGAAACGTCATTGTTTCTACTTCGTACAAGGGTTCTCTATAATATGATTTAAAATCTAATTCCTTTAATCTTTTTGCAATTCGTTCAGCTTGCTCGCTTGGCTCATTTTCAGACCACCAAATATCTACTTGAATATCGTATTCTCTAGTCATTTCTTCATTGTCAGCATATTCTTCAGGATTAAAAGGCAAAGGAAATATCCTAACAATCGGTTTACTAGTCTGTGTATGAAAGTTTTGAGGTACTACATACCTAAAAACATTATCTTTTATAGTAATCCGCTCATCTTTAATGATTTCATTATAGATTAATTCGGTTATACTCATTTAATCACCTTCTTCATGGCACTTAACATCTTTCGATAAACGAGTTGTCTATTGTTTTTCTCTGTCTTAGTAATCCATAATTGCGGACGTTGATACATGGTTCCAAACTCTGTTGCGTGTATACGATGTGAATAACCTTTTTCGTAACCTACAACAATGTACTTTTCATAACTGTTTTTATCAGTCCTTACATTAGAAATAGTTACGTGACTCTTTGCATGTTTTTTTCTATCACTGACAGGAGTGGTTCTAGCTAATTCAGGTACTAACGCTTGAGCTGCTTCTCTTAACACTTGATTTTGCTTAGCATTAAATTCAAGCTGCTTTCTAACAAGACCTTGCTCAATGTCATTTTTTTCAATTTTAGCAGGCATTATAAAATAACCTCACAATATACTCGAATGAAAGCTTTATCTTGATAATCCTTCTTTACATAAATAATGTCATACCTTTCATCTTCATGTAACACATAGTGCTTGTTATTTGGCTTATATTCACCACGAGGGTCTCTAATGATAATAGTTTTAATAAATTTAGATCCTGTATTGATACTTGTTTGTATGTCTGATTCTCTCGCGTCTTGAATGGCTGCATAACAACTATATAATTCTTGTGGAACAGGTTTTTGTGGTAAGCCGTTAATAGATTTACTTATGTCTTCACAAAAAGTAACCCGCTCGTTTAATCTATTTGAATTGAATTTCATATGCATCCCTCAACTTATGAACTACACTTAGAACCATATGTGGCGCATAATTCAAATCTCGTTCTTCAAAAGCAATACGATTTTCAAAATAATAAGCAGTCAAAGGATAAACAGCCGCTCTATATAACGGATGTTCCTCCAACCACTCTATATCATCTGTAACTGCATTAGCTATATCGTATTTCGCCCAATTGTAGTATTCTTCGAGCAAGTCATCTTCAGAATTGTGGTCGATTTTACAATGCTTTTTTAAAAGTGTTAAGTCCACCACACTTCACCTCTAGTCATCAATTCTAGTTAACATACCATTTTTAGGTTTGCCATTTTTGTTAACTTCATTTGCACGTTTCACAGTCATTTCTACTTCTTCACCCTTTTGCAAGGTACGTTTTAATTCTTTATCAATATATGCTTGATTCACTTTATATTTAGCCATGTTCTATTCCTCCTTATAAAGTTTGTACTTCTTCAGTTACTTCATCTTTAAAGTTAACAACCACTGCTGCTTTATAATCTAAAATACGGCAATCTTGACGTACAGCAACCATTAAGCACTCCCCGAAGTGCATATAGTCTGTCCATTGAGCTTGATACTGTGAACGGTCAAATAACACAATAGCATCTTTTAAGTTACCAATAATTAACGTTTCCGCTCCAGAATCTCCTAACATTTCATCAGGTAAAATCTCTACTTTAGCACCTAACAAACGTTGTTGTGTTTTCTCTTTAACATCCGGTTGAATTAAGTAATTACCATTTTTGTCTTTTAACTTGTCTAACTTAGCAAACAATGTTTGTGATACAATCGCCACATTATGTTCATAATTAGGTTTCACATTTAAATTAATTGCATCTTTTAAGCCATCGATACCTGCAGCCTCAACAGAACGTAATTTTGTACTATCTCCATTTTCTCCTGGTCCTCCATTCTGGATTACATCAATAATAGCTTGGTTTCGTGTTGCCGCAATCGTACGAGCCATCCATAATTTTAATTCTTGTAGCACATTGACTTTCGCATCTTCAATTGCTTCACGTGAAATTCGGAAATAACCACGGCGTGTTTTGATGTCATATGCCAGTTGGAAGAATGGCTTAACTGCTAACTCAGGATTTTCAGCAAGTTCTTCAACTTCTGGTAACGCTGCAACTTCTGATTGTCGTACAACTGGATATTTTCCAGAACCATTATTAACTTTCTTAACTGTTACATATTTATCTAAGTTAAATTCAACTTCTTTAAGTTTTAAAATATCAGTCACAATTTCTTCTGGAATGACAACGAAACCAGAATCTGTTTTTAATGATCCACCTTGAATATCATCTCGAGTTTCAAGATAATTTTGGAAATCTCTAACTTCTTGTGAAGTTACTTGTGTTTGTTGCCCAGGAATAGCTAAATCGAAAACATTACCATATTTACCCATTGAACGTACATTCGCATTACCTTCAGTTTGACTTGGTTCTGTATTTCCTTCGTTACTTTTATTATCATCATCTTCTTTAATTTTAGATAATTCTTCTTCTTTTTCTTGAATTTTTTTGCGTAATTCTGCAATTTCCTGTTCAAGTTGTTCTGCTTTCTCCAACTCATCATTATCTAACGCACGCGTAGCGATTTTTACTTTTAGGTCAATTTGACGTTGTGCATCTTTAATCGATGCTTGTAGTTTTTGTTTCGTATTCATTATAGAACCTCCAATTTTTAATATTAAAAAAAGACATCATCTTATAGACATGTCCTAGGTTGTATTTTTTATGGTGTTCAACTTCACCGAATATTATTTTTGATTAGCATATTCATTAATTTTGTTTCTAAGTTTGAACTTGCGTTTTTCTCGTTCAAAATTCTCTATACTTCTAATTGCTGGTTTAACATCAGTATCTTTATAGGCTGGATAAGTAACCACCGATACATCAGTTAATTGACTGATGCTTTTTAAAGTACGTTTATAAATACCTTCTTGTTCATCATAACGCAGTTCATCGCCTTTCTTATCTAACATAAAACCAAATGAACATTGATTTATGTTACCAAGCCGCATATTTTCGTATAAATCACGTGCGAATGTTGTATTAGGTAACTCACAACGATATTTCAATCCAACATCATCTACTCGAAGTGCTAAGGTACCAGCGCTTGTTCTTCCAATGATTTGCGATGGTTGATGGTCAACTAAACAACGTACATCAGATAAGTCTGTGTTTCTTAATGCTTCTTTAGAGATTGTTTCTTTGAAACCACCTAAATCTTCTGACCATGTATCAAACTTTAACGCATAACCTTCAATAATCATTTCTTGGTCATCACTAGTCCTTACCTCATCAACAACGCCTACTCTGATTTCTTTATCCATTTTGTTCACCACCTTTCAGTTTGTTGTCTGTACCTTTCGATTTATTCATTTGGTACTCATCTACCAGACTGATATTCACATGGTTTAAGTCAACACGATGAATACTGCCGTGTCCACCAGGAATAGGTGGTAAGCCATCACGCTTTCTAATTTCGTCAATATTTGTTTTTCCACTATCCAAGTTGATTTTATCTATTTCTGCTTGTGTTTTTTCATCTACTACACGAATTTCAGTAGTGTCAAAGATAAACTCTTTAAAATCATCTGTGATTTCATCATTAAACTTGAAGTTTAATTCTGCACATACACATGTTGTATAAGGTTTTAATGTAGATAAATAGTCTAAATTAGCATCTGTGATACTCATATTAGTTGTTTCTACACCAAATTTATGAAGGGGTATCCCAAATACTCCGGCAATCTCTCGAGTAGACGATTTATTTTCTCTAATAAGTTTCAAAACCTCTGTATCTACCTCAAGTTGATCGAATGTCATTGATTCATCTAGAACAACAACCTTACCTGCCTGTTTAGTACCACTGAAAGCTCTATGGAATTCTTCCCTTGCTCGGTTTCTTGCTTTCTTATCATTTAATACACCTTTCATTTTAAGAATACCGCCTGCATGTGTACCATTTCTCAGGAAATTATTAAGAAAATCTTTACCATTATTATCTGCATCAATGGTTTTGTTGAGTGTATCTAATAAAGATAAACCATTAATACCATCTAATGAGTAAAATTTTATATCTAACATATCATCAAAATTAATTTTTCGTTCAATCATCTTTCCATTTTCAGTGATTGTTCTAAATTTATAATAATAATAACCACCATCTGATACTTTCAATTGAACTTCTGATGTTTTTCTAAAAACTAACGCTTCTGGTAACCCCAATTTATCTCTGATAATTTCTACATAACCATGAGATGTTAATAGTGCATTAATAAACACAACTAATTTAAAGATATAGCCGTTATAGACTGCATTTGGTCTTGTATTCAACAAGTGAGTAATACGATTATTATAATCTATTTCTCTGTTTTCCATTAGCCTGATGGGCATACGAGCCAAATCAGATGCAATCATTGTGACAGCAGTAAATACATCGCTGTGTTTAATAGCATCAACAGACGCATATTCACGAATGTTACTCCCTTGAAATCCTGGCAATGTACTAACCATCATTTGCAAGTCTTCTTCGTTGTACTGTAAATCTCGTTTTTCTGTTTTATAGAAAATACCCACTTATTTACCCCCTTTCTTTAGACTCATGGTCGATAATTAACGCAATCAGAATCAAAGTTAAACCTGTAGCAATTAAACCGAAAACTAAGCCAAAGCCGATATACATTGCAATATTGACCACAGTTAAACCTATTAAAAATAAGATACTGACGATATTAACAATTAGCAATTTCAAAAAAATATATATCTTATTAAAATTCATTTACTCACCACCTAGAAACCAAATTCAGCACTTTCATAAATAGATGACCAATCAATTTCAAATTCATGCATACGTGCTTCACTAAATGCTGTGATTATTGAAATAATAGGGTCAATTTTTTGTCTGTTGATACGTTTATCAATTTTCACATTATCTTCGTAATCAAAAGTTAATACTGCGTTATTCACTGCTATTGTTAGCAAGTCATTACCAAAATGTTTTAATCGCCCTTCAGCGATCCACATTCTGAATTCTTTTATGGGCTGTGAAAGTTGTTTAAAGTTTTGGCCTACTTCAATTAAATCCCAATCAATCATCATTGTTTCTAGGGTAGTGATAAAAGATTGTGCATTCCAAGGATCATAACAAACAGCTTTAACATTGAGATTGTATTTGTCTATGACATCTGCAATAAATTCAATAACTTGTCGATAATCAATCATTCCAGAAGGTGAACGGGTTGTTTCTGCCTCTCCATTATGAATAACTTTTTGATAGTCAATCTTATCTCTTTTTGATTTTTGCTCTAATGTAGTTCGTAAGCCTACAAATGAGTGACTATCAATCAACATTGTTTTATCTTCTTGTGGAAATAAGAAACCTACACTGGTTAAATCATCTAACCTTGAAAGGTCAACCCCAATATAAACATCGCTTCCATATATTTTTGATACGTCTTTCTCAATTTCCGCATTTTCCCACTCTCGGATGTTTATTAAGCTATCTTCTTTATTAGCTTGCCAAAGATTGAAGTTTTTAATTAGTATTTTATGGAATGATGTCCCTTTTTCTAACTCATCTTGAATATCCGCTTTAATGTTACGAAGAATTGTATCCCTATGTTCATCTGATTCCAACAAAGGCATTGCTTTAATCCATAAAGATTCATCATTTACCTCATCTTCTGAATCCATTTCTGCACAATATACGAAGTAATTATCCGCTTTCACCTCTCCAGATAAAATATTATTGATGTATTTATACTCTTGATACATTTGACTATTTAAATTATCACCTGCTGTAGATATTAAGAGAGTAAGGGGATTCTTTTGAAGCGTCATACCTGTTTTAAACCTTGAATACATCTCATCATCCGGCATACTGGCCAATTCATCTAAAATCGCAACGGTAGGGTCTTTACCATCAACCGCATCTGGATTATTAGAAAGCGGTTCAAACACACTCTCTGATGTTATATGCGCAAGGTCTGTTTTACGCGCTTCTGTAGATTTACGGATTAAATCACTTTTAGAACGTAGTAATTTAATTTGTTGACTTGCCATTTTAAAAATCGTCTGTGCTTGTTTATACGTCGAAGATGATACATATATTTGACGATTATATTTAGGATATTGACCAAATAACAATTCATTCAGTGACATACCTGAGACAATTAATGACTTACCTTGTTTTCTTGCCATACTAATATAAGCTTTCGTAAAACGTCTGAAACCACCGCGTCTACGCCATCCATATATACTACCTACAATGAACTTTTGAAATAGCATTAAAGGCATAGGTTGATTTGTTTTAGGATCAGGAAGCATTTCTATAAATTTAATAGCTTTATTTGCTTGGTCAATATCGAAATAACAATCTAATGGAGCATTTTTCAAATCATCTAAGTGTCTTTGAGCCACTGCTATATTCTTCTTACTTGCTAAGATTTCTCCACTAACAACTTTCTTAGCGTATAGTGTTACAAAATCTATCATTGAGCATCACTCGCAAATTGTGCAAATGGGTCGTCCTCTTCTTCCTCTTCAGGAACAACTATTCGCAATCTACTATCAATAGTTAATCCTAATGTGTTGGCTGTTTGTTGCATACGAATACCCGCCTTCTCTTTTACATTGAAAGCGGGATTGACCTTCATATTACCTCGTGTGTCTTCAATCATTAGTTCTTCTTTTTCTAAAATTAAACTTGCTTTTACAAAATCACTATAGAAACTACAATATTGTGCAATTTGACCTTTATCTAAGTTAGAAATTGGTAATTCTTGCATATGAGGGATAATCCGTAAGTATTCCTCTCTTGCAATTTCATCTAAAAAGCTTGGTGGTGTAGAATCTATTTTGGAGAATTTACTCAACTGTGTTTCTTGTCGTTCTTTTTCGATAATTTCTTCTTTTGTATAATTTTTATTGGAATTCATCAATAATTTTTTAGGTCTACCAGCCAAATTTAGCACCTCCTAATAAAATTTCTAGATAAAGGGAATTTTTTGAGAAGAAAACTCTGCCTCGTTCTCGAGTAGTTTAATATTACACCCCGTTATTTCCTGTGGGGGACTTCACTTTGTTCTCTTTTCGTTTTTCTGTTGTGGCATTCATTGCATAATGGTTGAAGGTTTTCTTTTTCCAATCTTTTCGACCAATCTATTTTTGTTGGTATGATATGGTCAACAACATTTGCTTGCCTTCCACATTGTCTACACAAGTAATGATTATCTATCATCACAAGTTCCCTCATGTTCTGCCATTGTTTTGATTTATAAAACCTTAAGTATTCTGGATCATTTCTTTGTCTCAAATCATTGTATTTACCGTTAATATAAGTCTTATGCTTGTTGCAATATGTTTCATTGTAGCTTATCAACGTATTACATGTTGGGTGACTACATCTACGCATTATCCCAATTGCTTTCACCTTCTTAATGAATTAATATCAATTACTAAGTCTTTATCTCTGTTAGCAATCAACAATTGATTACCAATAACATCATGTACAATATATCTTTCTTTCTCATACGTAACAGTATCTCCTACATCAATTAGGTTATGCATGTTAGGTTGATAACTATTTATATTGATACCAGCGACTGTATCTAGCGTTATGTTATTCAATGTAGCTAACGCTGTTAAATCTTCTAACACTTCTCCTAACATAACTGTAAGTTCTTCATTACCTATATTTTCAATATTATTGTTATATACATCAGCAATGTTACCTACTGTTGTCATCAGATGCAGTATATGATGCTGTTTCTCTTTAGGTTTCTTTAGAGACTGATACTTATTAAATTCCATTGTTCACCTCATAATAAAAGAGACACACCACGTTAGTGATGTGCCTCAGTTATAATATAGTATTGATCGCGCGTATCTTTGCAAATTAATAATATTGTTGTAACTCAATTATATAAAATTAATTCAGCTAAACAAAACAGTGTGTAATCTGTGTAAAGTGTGTAATCTGTTACCCCTGTGCGTTCATAAATACATCTACTATTTGATTGATTCTACTATATATATTCTTTCTGCTGGACTTCATAAATACTTCAATAGCGGTTATACTTTCTCCTTGTTTGAGCAACTGTAAGATATGATAGTTTTTATCATTAGTAATCAGATGTTCATACTTATCGATAAACGTCACTTTATCTATAAGATCTTGTGTCTTACGTCTATCTTTATCATTCTGTATGACTCTTACCAATACTTTGTTACCTGTAGTTCCTTGAGCTTTAGCCATTGATGACTCGATACCATATTGACTGATAGATGTACTATCATACTCATATACTTGATGGTCAATCAATCTTCGCATCCAATGATAGTCTGTAATCAATTGTTTTACTTCAGTTGGCGTATACATGTATAACCTCCATTGATAAATAGTATATACGCTCATTATAACATTTTCTTATAACAACATCTATATAACATAATATATTCTTATAACAACTTATTGAATATATCTTCTTTAACTGCTTCAAGTGTAATTAGTTCTTCATCTAACTCATTCAAACGCTGACGCTTTCTTTTAATACTTTCCTCAGTAGCATGTAATTCTTCTTCACAGAACTGTATACGTCTCTCGACTTTTTTTATTAAATTCAAATAATAATCTCTCTTATTCATTTTTTTCATTCCTTTCAATCAAATTCTCTATAATATTATTCCTCACTTTCAACTCTTCCCCTAACTCTCTATTTGCCATATAAAGCCCAAAAGAGAGAAGAGCGAAGAGAATAGTTAGCGCTATCCACATGTTGGCAATCACCTCTATATTTTAAATTTCTTTTTGAACACTTTATTAAAGTCATCTAAATAACGTTCGTATACAATGAGATTATCTTTGTAATCTTTATTTATTATTTTACCTTCAATGTCTGATGATACTTCTGCAAGATGATATTGTATTTGTTGTTCTAGGTAACTTAAATCACTGTTCATCACTGCATCTATTTTCTTTGTTTTTTTGATAAAGTCATCGTCAAAACAGAACTGGTTTACACTAAATGAATTATTAAATTCCTTTTTGAAATCTCTCATTTTTTCTAAATGATGAGTTAAATTAATTAGGTATCTATAATCTGAGTTTAATTTGTAAGCGTCAATAAATCTCTTTTGTCTTGAGTGCTTATTCATAACTTCTATATCTTCATATCTCAATGTTTCAGGTTGTAGTATAGGTGTAGCATATGAGCCAATAAAAATTTTCGCTGCTTTATATACTTCTGAATATATAGGATAAATATTATTCAGGTTAGCTTGTTTTCGATTTAAATTAGTATCTACTAAAAACCTTATCACTTCTTTTACAGTGTATAATACAACACCTCCAGCAAGAGTATACAAGCCAGTTAAAAAATCGTTATTCATCCTCTTTCACCTCTAATAATATTATCCACAAAAGAATCTACTAATTTATAAACACCGAATACCGCTAATGTATTTATTATAATTAAATGTCCTCCAGAAATAAACAATGTGATTATTAGAGCAACACCCAACGCAATAAAATCATAAATAAATTTCATCTATTCACTCACCTCTGCTTTTAAATTCTCAAGATGTATATGATCGTGTATGTCGAAGTCTGCAGGAGCTTCTACATCATCATTCTGTGTTACCCGAATGATAAATTGTTCAGTGATGTATTTGACCGCTTCATAAAATGCAAGAGTTAAGATTATTTTGAATATAGTTTTAATCATTGTTTTCATCCTCCACTTTTGAAATTTCATATCTGATTTCACTCAATACTTCGCTATCTGGTTCGTTTTCTAATTGTTGGTCATCAATCATTTCTTTAATGCGATCAAATGCCTGTGCCTTTTCCAACACTTCAACTCTTTCTTCATAAATTTCTTGACACGTTTTTATATCTTTAAATTTTTCTGCTAATTCTTTAGCCCCTTCAATATCTAGTATCATGTATTTGTATTTCATTCATTTCCTCCTATTACATTCACAATCTACTCTGCAAGCTAACACAGCGATGTGTGAGAGACTTATAGTAACTTCAAAGTAAGTTTTATACTCTTACTCCTTAATCCTTCTTCTAACATACTTAAAACGCGTCCTCGTGAGTCTGATTCAAAACATTGTTTACACTCCTAACATTTCGTAGATGTCTGTTTGATAGTCTTTTGTAAATTGATTGTTTTCCATGAATGTGTGCAGTTCGTTCAAATCAAAGTTCCAACGTCTGCCTTTCCATTCATTAACACCTTTCAATTTGTATCTGTCTTTATCGGTTTCGATAACAAAGACTTTGTTGCCATATTCATCAAATAGATTGAATTCCATTTCTATCACCCTTTTTAAAAGAGATAGGTAATTTATCGAAGTAATCATCATTAGTGATGATTGTTTGTTCAGTAGTTCCATCTAACAATACGTATGCAGCATGTGTATCGAAGTTTTTTCTGAATAACTGAATGACTGTTCCGCATCGACCTTCTTCTTGATCATCTTCTTGCCAGATAATGATTCGGTCGTAATTGTTGAGTTCATGAATCTTCATTGTGATTCCTCCTAACTAATCTCCACCCCATGATTCCTGTATATGTTTTAAAAACGCTGCTCTGTCTTTTTCGAAATCCTTATCTTGTTGTTTATCAGATGTTTTGTTTTTGTTTTCATATTCACGGTTTAATAACCATTCAGGTGTGATCTCTTTTGATTTAGCATTTGAAATGTAGTAATTTCTGTTATTTGTCCGTTGTGCTATTTGTTGTTGTTCATATGCTTTGATTTCTTCCATAGATTTCAAATTAGCCTTTAACCAATTGTTTAAAATACTCTTTGCATAGCCCCAGCTCGTTTTGTTTCTGTCTAATGCAATCTTTAATGCTGCTTGTACAATTTCATCTGAATCGTTATCGAATGATTCAATGTAATGATTCATATCTTCAGCAGTATATTGATTTAATACTCCGAATCCATTTTCTTGGAAGAAGTCGAAGGCATTTATCTTCTTCTTATACTCTTTCTTTACTTCTTTATTTCTTTTCTTCTTTACTTCTTCTTTAGTTGTTACCTCTTTGTTACCTCTTTGTTGGTTCTTTGTTACCTCACTGTTAGTAACAATGTTGGTATCTTTGTTGGTCTTTTCTTCGTTAGACTGGTAAACGCCCCAGTTAACAATGGTTATGAGCCTATTAACCTTTGTTGATTCGTTTGTTATAAAACCTAGTCGCTCAAACCTCGCTAACGCACTGCGAACATTCTGCACTGAAATCCCTTTTCCGCATTCTTCGGCTATACTTTTTAGTGATGTGACAAATTGACCAGGCTTTGTAGTGTACTGTTCGCCTTTGTATTCCCATTCGTTGCCACTGAAATCTGCCATGATTAAGATTTGGATCAGGATTGCTTTATGTTCAGGCGTAGATTGTTTCCAGATAGGCTTTTCGACAATACCGCGCCAAAGTTTTAGATATCCTGGTCTAGCCATTTAATTCACTCCTTTAGAATGGAAGATCATCATCCTCGATATCGACTGGACCATTCGCATTAGTGAATGGATTATCTTCACGTACTGATTGCTTTTGATTTGTTTTGCTCTGTCCATATTGCTGCTTTGTGTTGTTTGCATTGTAGTAGCTGTCTTGTTGTTTATCTGACTGTTTTTTATTGATGAATAATGTTGCAGTATCAATTTCATCTACTACAAGCTGCATACCGTAATTAGTAGTTCCATCATCACGTGTGAAGTTGTTGTTTCGCATTTCGCCTTTAACTGTTACTAAGCAGCCTTTTTTAGCGTACTGTTCAATGAATTCAGCAGTAGCTTTGAATGCGATACAACTGATAAAGTCAGTATCATATTCTCCGTTTTGGTTCTTGTACTTTCTTTGTACTGCGATATCAAACGGTAATACCTTTGTTCCGCTTCTTGACTCAACAATTGATAAATCTTTAGTAATTCTTCCTGTAAACACACATAAATTCATTTAATTTCCTCCAATGTACACAGGCACGCCAGACACCTGTTGTATCTCATTTTTAATTCGTTCAGCATCTGCATTTGTGCTGCTTAGATGAATAAGATTGATTTGTTGTAGTTTGCTTAGATCATTCGCTTTTAAGAATTCAACTGCATTCTCTAAACTGAAATGACTTTCCATAACTCGATTAGACAAAGCTTGATGAAGTACACCGTCTTTGACGTTCTGCAACATCTTTTCATATACGTAATTGACTTCTAACATCATGTGAGTGATACCTTTGAATTTGTACTTAACGTACTTTGTATCTGTGAGGTAAAGGACCTTATAGCCATAATCGCTTTTAAATAGGTAACCTACAGGCTCTGCTGCATCATGTTCTACTTCGAAAGGTAGAATGGACCATGTTCCGATTCTTAACTCTTGTTTGGCTTTTAAAGTACATAATCTGTGACTGTTGATGTTCAATGCATCTTTCGTGCCTTGTGTCATATAAGTTATGATGCCGTGGTTTAAATATTGTTTTACATATTCAGCATGATCACCGTGTTCGTGTGTGATAAGACATGCTGCAATTTTTCTGGTCTTGAATGCTAGTGGTATCTGAACATTGCGAAAGTTTATACCAGCTTCCAATAAGAGTGAGGTATAGCCATCACTGATGCGATAGCTATTCCCCTGTGAGCCAGTTGAAAATACTTGTATTAAAATGGCTCAACATCCTCTCCGACTTCCTCTGCAGGCTCTTCTTTTTGAGGTTCTTCATGTTTAGATTCATTTGATGGTTCTTGATATTCCGTGTATACCGCTTCTTCAAAATCAATTTCTTCTTTGTTTGCATTCTGTTCCACTTCTGCATCAAAGACTTCTTTGCGTTGACGTTCTTCTGATTCTTGTGCGAATCGTAATAAACCTTCATCTGATGATGTATTGATGTAACGTTTAGCAGCACGATTGATAACCGTTTTCTTGGCCATTTCTTCTTTGAAGTTGTTATGCGTTTTTGACTTTTTAAGTGCTGCTTCGTCTTTAATCATTGATGACTGTAACCATGCTTGTTCAATTTGGTCCATAGTCATGATTTCAATATAATTCTCACGATCATCATCAAACACGATTGTGCAGTAAGCACCTTTAATCTTGTTTTTATCGATATTAAAGAAATCTTGTTCGTGTTTGATTGCTTTGATACGACCGACAGAATCTAGTTCTTGTTTAAAGTTGTCATCTTCGTAAATGACCTGTGCAACTACATCTTTAGCACCAGCATCTCTTTTAAGCATCATTACGTTACCGTGATAACTACGTTGAAGCACTAGCTTATCTCCGTACGGAATGAAGTAGCATTGGTCTTTTGCAGGGTTCAGCCCTTGTGTTACCATGTCCAGCAGTGCATTCGCTGTACTTGCTTCTGTACACTTAGCTAATTTGAAATCTTGACTGATTTTCAACCATGCTTGTTTCATGGCATTGCTTGGTGAATAGTTTTTCGGAAGTTCTAAGTTGCCTTTCGCTTCTAAAACTTTAACTTTGTTCAGAACGCTGTCAGAAACGTTCTTTTCTGCTAATAATTGCTCTTCTACTTTTTGTAATTTATTGTTACTCATCTTAATTCCTCCATGTCTTTGATTAGTTGAATATCTTCTACACTCACTTCATAAATACAGTTCATTCTTGTTGCGACTAAATAAACTTTGATGTTTCTTTTATTTCGTTTTCACTGACTTTCATAAAAGTTTTTGATTGTACTACACCGTAGCGGTGACCACAGATAAACCCTTTTTCTTCACAACTTGATTTACTTCTTATCGCTAATTCTTTTCGTTGGTTCTCTTTTCTGAAATCATCTGGACCAATACTCTTTCTTGTTTTTTGCCATTTGGCTTTTATTTGTACAAAATCACCTAATTCGTATTTCATTGAACATCCTCCGCTCTAAGTTGTTGATCATCTCCGCTGACAATCAATCTGATTTGTTGTGCATCTGTTTCAATCAGTTTTGTAACCGATTCAGCATTATCGATAAAGATAGGTGCTTCAATCTCATAGTATCGGCCTAAAGTATTGATGATATCTAAACCAACATTGATACGTGCTGCGTTGTTTAAGCCCGAATCATACTCAACACCGTTAACAGTAGTAATACATGTTTCTTCCGTATCTCCGTTAACTAATTGATTGAATAGCTTGAATTCGGCGTATTTGAATTTGTTGTTGATATTGTCTGTCAGCATTTCAATTTTCGTGTTAGTGAATTTGTTCAATTTGTACAATTGATCAGATAACTCTTCTTTTTCATCAAGCAAGTTATCTTCTTCTGTTCGCAGATCTAACACTCTGTTTTGTGTACGTTCGTTTGCCTGTTCTACATATTTTATTGATTCGATTTCTGATTTCTTGCTTTCAGCTGTTTTCAATTCTTCTTCAAGTTCTTCAACCTGTTGATTTATTTCCGAAGCAATATCTTTTCGCTTGTTGCTGATGTCTACAATATCTTGCATGATTTGTCGGTATTCATCTGTTTGTGTCACATCAACTGCTTCTGCTTTTAATGCTTTGATTTTCTTATCAATAGAATTAGATTTCTCTACCGCTTCATTAGATAATTGCTTTTGTTTCTCGATTTCTCTTTGAATGTTCTCTAATGTCGGCTTAATAGATTTACCTTGCTCTAACGTGTATCCTTGTTTAGCTTTAAGGTTCTCTAATTCTTCTGATTTACGCTTGTTGAAAATGTTGAACGCTTTTTCTTTAGCTTGTTCGATTTGGTATTTCGGCAACTCTTGTCCGCAGCACTGACAAATCGTGTCATCAGTGTGTTCAAACTGTTTAGCGGACACTTCTTTGATTTGTGTTTGAATATCTTTATAATCTTTTAATAATGTTTCTCTGCGTTTAGCTTCATGTTCATACTCATTTTGTAATCTCTTTATAGTTGATTCAGCGTTGATAACCGTACTGTTTTCAGTATTGAATTTATTTGTAAGTGAATGAATTTTATCTTCAGTATCATTACTGAAATTCTGTTCTAAACGTTTTAATTCAGATTGTTTGTCAGTTAATTGGTTACGTAAATCAATGTCAGCTTTACCATTTTTAATTTCTAAAATTTTGTTGTTAATCTCTTCAATCTGTTTGATTGCTGCTTTGTAATCATCTTCGTTGTATGGTTCTACTTCCTGCAATCCTTTTTGTGCTTCATTAATACGTGTAGGGATATCTTTAATATCCTTATTGATTTGTTTGATTTTATCGCCTAAGATTTTCTTTTTCGTTTCGATATCATGGTCAGATAAGATATCATTGATACCGATTAATTCATCATCTGTTTCGATAATTGCTTCATCACTGATTGGATCTGCAATTTGGAACAAGATTTCTCTACGCTTTTTCCAATCCAATGTATTAAACGCTTCTGGATTAGTAACCAGTTTAAATACATCTTCATCTACAATTGATTGAATGTAGTTTTTGTACTCAGTAACTTTCAAACTTTCTTCATTTACATATTGCTTTTTAGTTCTGCTGCGACTGTACTCTTTTCTGTTCGTCTTAGCGTTAGTTGTATATTTTGCGTGTGACTCTTTACGTAGTGTTAATGGTTTATCATTCAGTACCATTTCTGCGGTGACTGTCGGTGTCAATTCGTACTGTTCTTGATTATTCTTATCAAGCGGTACTAAGTTGAATGATTTAGTCGTACCGTCTAAGCCTTTATCAAACAACAACCATTGTAATGCGACTGCTGTTGTTGTCTTTCCGCTTGCGTTAGCACCGTAAATATTTGTGTTGTTATCTCCAAAGTTAAAAGTTTGTTTTGTAATACCTGCAAAGTTTTCAATTCTTAGTTTTTTTAATCTTATCTTCATCTTTATGACCACCCTTTCGAAAAGTAAGCCATGATTTTGTCGAGTTCGTCTTTCTGTTCTTCAATAAATGTATATACATCTTGTTTAATAATCTCTTCTGCAGTTTCAATATCTGATAAACTGGCGACTGCTGTATTTGTGACGTAAACATTATTTACAGTCGAAATTAAAATACTGATATGATCATCTTCTCTTGCGATTTCTCTCATAAACTCAAAGCCGTCTACCTTGAATTTATGACGCACTACTGCGCCTTGTTCAAAATACATTTGATTATTCCTCCTGAATTTGATAATTTAGAGGGTGAAAAGTTTCTAAAACATTACACCCTGACTGTTAGCAATTGCCGTTGCTAGCAGTCTTTTTTAATACTTAATTGTAAATAACGTAATATACTCTTCGCCGTCATCGACTGCTTCCTCTGTTTCATCTTCTTCGAAATACCATACATCGAAAAAGAGATAAACCGCTAACGATAAAAGCAATGACCACGCTGCGGATATGATGAAATCTTGTGTGATAAGTGTCAGTGTGAATGTGCTTGCAAAGCAGAATGCGTATGCGATCCAGAATGATTTCATTTATATATCTCCTATTTAAATGTTAGCTTCTTTTAACTCTTTAATTACTTCATCCGATAAATCGCAGTAAGGGAATTTTTCTCTCACTAATTGGATAGGAAGTTTTCCTCTAATTGCAATAAAGCCTTCTTCTTCAAGTTGGCTATTTAACTCTCTAACAATCGTGGATGCTTTACTTTTACTAACACCTGCTAGTATCTGTATATCTTTTATACTTAAATAATTGATGATCATAATAGCGTCTCCTTTCATGTATAATGTTGTTATCAACCTAAGGAGGTGATAACTATGACTAAAGATGAATTTTTTGAAATTTATAAATCTAAGTTAGAGTCTGCTATTAACCAACATGAAAATGATTTCGAAACTAAACAATCCTATATTTATTTAATTGATAACGAATTGCCTAATCTTGATAAACAAGCAAAATCATTTGTATTAAAACAACTAGTAACTCGTCATGTTGAACATGTTGCTTTAGTGGATCTAATTCAAGAACTCGTTGTTGATGAGTAATCTATAATTACGTTCTTTAATTCAAAAGTTTTTTATAGAAACACATTTTTTATTCACGGATAATTTAATTCCATGGTCTTTTCTTTTCAGCACTTTCTCTAATATCATTGCAACGATATATAAGGGGAGTGCTATTTTGATTGCTTTGAGTTCGAACATTTTTCTTCCTCCTTTCGTGTATAATGTTGTTATCTCCTAGTGGAAGGAGGTGAGATTATGCAAAATATTTACGCTTGTTTACTTGGTGAATGGGTAAATTTATCTGATTCAGATAATGTTGTAATTGATAACGCATATACTGATGCAAATCTTTGGTATAAAGAGCAAATCAACGACTTATTCAATTTCAATTACATCAACATTCAAATTGATAACCTAAATTACCGAATCCACCCTAGTTTCATTCAAGTTTTAACTAAGTGATTTTCTAATTGTTTTACAGCTATGACTGTCAAGCTCTACCTTGACGGTCTTATGGCTGTATGCTTTGTTTACTTCTTGAACAATTCGGTCCCACTCGTATTTAGGCATGCCGTCTATTATCTTTAAAATTCCATCTAATTTTTCCACTTGCATTTGTTTCACCTCCTTTAATTCGTTCTCACGGTTGTGGTTTTTGGTATACTTATTTCATCTCCTAGTGGAAGGAGGTGTTATGATGTCTACGATCTATGGCGATTACGAATTAATGCATCCAACTAAAGAATATTTAGTAGATGAATACGTTTTTAAAGACGGACGAAAACTTACTACTTACATTTATGCTGACAATACTGTAGTCACTCAGCAATTCGACAGTGAGGGTAAATCTTTAGTCAATGTAATTAATCGTGACATTGAAATTTTAGAAGATGGCAAAAAAGTCAAAGTTATTAATGAGTAATGATTACATTAGCTTTAATTCCATCTTTAGTGAACGCCTCATTCTGCTCACTGCCATGAGTAGTTTGAGGTTTTTTGTTTGGTTCAGGCATTTGTGTATGCTCCTTTCTGATATACTCCTCATAGAAGGAGGTGATATTGTGCTTACTAATGAAGCCGAGTTTGTTTTACTTCAACTTTATCGTTGTTACGAAGACGATATTCAAGATGGTAAAACCAAAAGAGAAGCAAGATATTTTGAAGATGAACATAGTGTTCGTGATAATTACTTTATTGGTATAAATTCAGAAGATTTTCATTTAGCTTTAATGGAACTTTCAAACCACGGTTATTTAAATACACCGAAACCTACAATGGATGGTTATCCGGAATTTATTCTTGAACCATTAGCTATAGCTGAAATGCAAAATCGTTATATAAAGAACCTAAATAAAGTTCTAAAACGGATTAACGAATTGAAAAAGTTAATTCTTTTTTAGACCCACCACTTCCCAATCATCAGCTAATAAGTCTTCTGCCATTGGTTGCCACAATGGGTAGAAGGCTTTTTGCCTTGGCTTCACAACTACGTATCCATAACTATTTGTAGGTAAAAGTTCTAAGTTGTCTCCTGGTTTTCTAAATGTTTCAAATTCAGATGAGCGATAAATTGGTTTACCTCTTTCCATAGCTAACTTTGTTGCTTCTTGAATATTCACTTTGCTCCACCTCCTTTAATTCCGCTCGATTGTGGGTAGGATGTTGTTGTCTTTAAGTAAGTCGTAAATAAACAGTCTGCCCTTTTGCGTCCATTTAGTATTCATACGTACTGATGTGCTACCGTCTTTATGTTCAATTTCTGTAGTTGATGAATGCGTATAGCCTTTGTCGTGTAAGTTTGAATAAAGTAACCATTGTCCTGATTGTTTGTACTGTACTTTCAATTCATGCAGCAACTTGTTGAGTGCTTGAGCCGACATACCATAGTCCTTTGCAATCTGACCTACTGTCACTAAACTTTTGTTGTTTAAAATTGTGTCTAAGTAAGATGCTTTAGGTTCATATTCAGCAATCTTTTGCTTCTGCATATTATTTTCAAGTTGTAACTGTTGTTTCTCTTTCTGCTCCTCAATCCACAATTCAGCACGCTTAACTGGATCATCTATCATATAACTTGCGATAGGTTGTGCGATTTGTCGTTCCATTTCATTAAATTTATTAATGTACGCCATTTTAAAATCGTTGTGACCTTGAATATTGAACATATATAAAATGAAACCGTCTTTAGTTAAGAGATATTCCTTCTGTTTTCGTCCACGTGAATCTTTATAGTTACTAGGAACAATTAATGCACTCACATTTGAGGACATTAAAATTTGTTCTAGATCACGTTTTACATTGTCATGTCTTCTTTTCAATTCATTAGCTACTACTCGACTAGAAACGACTGCTCCTAATTCCGAGTTGTTTTCAATTTGTATTACTTGTAATGCTTGCATGTGATTTCCTCCTATTAAGTTGTTTGTATAGTTTTACATCTCATTTTTGAGACATTTTGATTAAAAAAATATTCATCCATACTAATGTTCAACACTTCGCATATTGCACTAGCTTCGTCGATTGTAAAGTTACTTTTATTCTTATTAATCTTCTGGCTAAAGCGTGCTGGATGCATACCAATCATATTGGCAACATCTTTATGAGAATACTGACTAGCATCTATGAAATTCCTCAAATCTTGATATCTCTTTTTATTCATGTTGTTCTCACCTCTTTCGTCTCATTTATGAGATTACACTAATTACTATACAGACCAATTAATTCTATGTCAACAAATAAATTTCATTTTTGAGAAATAAATTCGTTAAATGTGTTGCAAAAATGAGAAAAAACTTATATAATAAGTTTGTAAATAACAAACAAGGAGTACAAAAATGACAAATTTCTCAGACAACCTAAGTAAATTAAGAAAATCACGCAACTTATCTTTGAAAGAATTAAGCGATAGACTTAATGCGAATTATGAAGTGAAATTTTCAAAAGCATCAATAGACAGATGGGAAAAAGGGATAACTAGTCCCTCAATGGACCACGCAAGTGCACTAGCTCACTACTTTAATGTTTCGCTTGATGAATTAAGTGGACTAGAAGAAATGAAAAGAAGCCATCCTCAAACGATGGCCGCACACCTTGAAGGTGAGTTAAAACAAGAAGATATAGATTACATCATGAGTTTAGTAGAAAGATTTAAAAACGAAGATAAATAAAGGGATTGGTTTTATTGTCACGTTATGAAGATTTATTAATGGAAATTGATTATGTAGAAATTAAAGACCATGTTCATCTACCTGATGGCTATAAAGGTTTTTATTCAGATAATTTAATTCTTATAGATAAAAAACTTAGTGATGCTGAGAAATTAGAAAACCTTTTTGAAGAATTAGGTCATCATAGATTTACGCATGGAAACATACTTGATCAATCAACTTTCAATAACCGTAAATTCGAAAATTACGCACGAAGACATGGTTATGAAAATTCTATATCTTTAAACAAGATTATAGACGCATATAAATACGGAGTAAGTAACTTACATGAATTTGCTGAATATGTTCAATTAAGTGAAGAATACGTACATACAGTGTTACAACATTACAAAAATAAACTCGGTTTATCAACCTGCCATAATGGTTATCTCATTCGTTTTGAGCCATTGCAGGTTTTTAAATATAAAAAATTAAATGAAGGAGATTAGTAATGTGAAGAATTTATCAGACGAAAAGGAATTAACAAACGAAGAACTTTTAGAAAGACAACAACAGCAATTTGAGAAGTATAAAAAAGAACAATCTGCTAAATCAAAAAAGAAATGGTTATGGGGTTGAGGTGGTTGTTTAGGTTTATTATTATTAATTGTTGTTGGTGTAACAGCTTGTACCGGAGCTTTTGTAAATGAAGTTGACAAAGGAATAAACGAAGAAGGTACACTCAACAAAGATAAAAACACAAAAATTAAAACTGTAGGAGAAACTACTGAAATAGATGGCGTTTCATTCACGTTAGATAATGCTGCTTATACAGAAGAAAGAAATGAATTTGCAGATGTTCAAGCCGATAAAGTCTTAAAAGTTGATATGACGGTTAAGAACAATTCTAAAAAGGAAATTCCAGTGGGTGGAGATGTAAAAGTTTATGTAGATGGAAAACAAGCTAAATCATACCCTATCAATAATCAATTAATGGATTCGTTATCGCCTAATAGAGAAATTAGCGGGTCTGAAGGTTTCGCAATCAATGGTAATCCAGAAAAAATAGAGCTAGAGTTCCAGCCCCTAACATCATTCTCTAACAAGCGCTATGTTTATGAAATCAAACCAGAATAACAGGGCATTCACTTGCCCTGTTTTTTATCCCTTATCAAAGGAAGCTATAAAATGATAACTGTATATATACCCTGCTAGCAACTTCAAACTATATTATTTCTCTTAAAATTCGAATAAACAAAGGGAGTGGAGATACATTATGTATAGATATTTGAAGAAATTAAGAAAAGCGATGAACATAAACAACAAGAAAGAAGTAAGAGAGATTAAAGAAGACTTGGAAGAAATTTCATATAAAAAGAAAATAAGGCGAGATTTAAAAGAGGAAAAGAAAAGTAATTTCAAACATTAGTCGACCTTTTTAATGATAGATTTGGCACACTGTAAATGTAAACAAAATACCCCCTCCACTCCGGGGCGAAGGAGGAATACGAAATGACAAAGCATAGTAAAACTCTCATCGCATTAATCCCTCTATATCTTTATTTCTTCTATCAAGGATTCTATGCTGTTATTTATAACGAAAATCCTGTTGCTAGAGTTATGGCAGTTATTAGTATATTGATTTTCACTATTATATTAACATTGTTTATAACAACTGATCTAATTCGAAAGAAGAAATAACAAAAAGAATATAAAAAAGACGCCTACATAAGTAGACGTTAAAATTTACCATTTTTAATTGCGTTTGCCCATAAAGATGATTGCTGTTTATTCTTGTTATCTAATTTTTTTTGGTTGTTGAGGTCTTTCATTCTTTTATCATTTTCTTCACTGAATTTACGATAACAATAATCGACTTCATTTGAAAATTGTTTAAATTCAATATCGTCTTTAATTTTCATTTTTTTTAAAGTTTTAAACATACGATCACCACCTAAGGAGGAATCTTATTGAAACATTATCTATATACCGACAAAGAATTCATATATTCTTATTTAAGTCAACACGGAAAAGGTTTAAATCTATCTTACAGTCAAATGAACAAAAACACAAGTGCAGAGAGCGAAACACGTAACACGCAAAATTCAGAAGAGACCCAGAATATCAATGGTAAAGAAGATGGAAATCTAACCATTGGCGCTAGTGTCAAAGTTATGACTGGTGAATACTCTACACCATCTCAATACAAATTTAAAATTAATAAAAATGAGTTGCAAGAGTCTTTAAAGTTTATGGAGTCAAAAAGCGAAGCTCAATCAGAATTATACAACATTGAATTACATGATTATCTCTATGAGATATTTGAAAATACCGCTATGGGTAAAGACGATAAAATTTCTTTGTATCCAGACAAAAAATTAACAATTGCTGAATTGGACGGCAATCATTTCAAGTTTTTAGAACAATTAATGGATATTTATATAAAATCTGAAACATCAAGTTTTATTGGTATCGATAAAAACACCCGAGAAGAATTCACAGGTATGAAAAAAGATTTGAAACCCTTAGAAAAAATGAGCGCGATTATAGATAAATTGGTTCCTGGAGATTATAAAATAATACTCGATCACGACAAGCAATCTTTAATCGGTTCACTTTACATAGAAAATTTAAACGTGCCATTTAAAGAGCTAAAATACTTTTATGCTCAAAGTAAATTAAACGTTGTCGGAATAAAAGCTAGCAAAATCGAATTCAATAAATTTGAATATGAAAATGTGTTTGAAGTTATACAATTAGACGCTTCATTACAAGGACCATTATTAAATGAATTGTTACCGAATGAATCAATATATTATTTCAAGCCTATTTTAATTTACAGTAACATTTAATGAATTTCAGGGTACACCACCGTACCCTTATTATTTTTTTACCTTTTTTGAGGAGGAATGAGTAAAAATGCCAGTATATAAAGACGATAGTACAAGCAAATGGTATTTTTCTATCAGATATAAAGATGTTTATGGCAATAACAAACGCAAAATGAAAAGAGGATATAACACTAAAAGAGAAGCTAAATATGCAGAAGCTGCGTTTTTAAATGATATTAATGAGGGTTATAGCGATTCGAATACCTTTGACTATGTGTTTAAGCATTATTTAGAACATAGCGACTTAAGACCTAAAACTAAAAAACGTAAAATCAATGAATATAACAGACACTTTAAAAATAAGTTCGGTCACATTAATATGAATAAGATTACTCAGAATCAATGCCAAGAGTTCCGAAAGTATCTAATGGATAATATTCCTTCCACTAACACCGCACGCACAATATGGTCTGGGTTCAAAGTAGTTATCAACTACGCCAAAAAATATTTCGGTTTGCGTATAGATCCTACTATTTCAATCAAACCGATTCCACGTGTCAAACCTAAACCAAAGTATATGTTAAGAGAAGAATTTGATGAGCGTGTAAAAGAAGTGGAAGAACAAGATTATCAAGAATTATTTAAGTTGATGTTTTATACCGGGTTGCGCATTGGAGAAGCAATGGCGTTAGTATGGACAGACTTTAATAAATATAAAAAAGAGATATCCATAGACAAAACTATGGACATCTCTAATCGGACTATATATCCCAGAGCTAAAACTGAAAGCTCTGAAGATATTGTCCCCTTACCTAAATTTATTAACCAAATGTTAGCTGATCGCTACCAACGTGAAAAAGCAGCTAACAAATATTTTGATGAACGTAGCTATTTTATTTTTGGAGGAATTGCACCTAAACATTATAGTCATGTTCATAAAAAATTTCAAAAGGCTTTCCCACATTATAACATACACACGCTGAGACATTCTTATGCATCATACCTTGCGAATAATGGTGTAGATATTTTCGTTTTACAGTCACTCATGAGACACGCTCAAATCACTGAAACGATGGGCACTTACAGCCATTTATACACCCAGAAAAAGCATGATGCGATAGCCATTTTTGATGAGTAA